AGTCATGCGTGTGATAGCATGAGGTATTTAGCTGTTGGCTTACAAGAATTAAATACTAGACAAACTGCGCCACAAAGTGTAGCAGATAATAGTTATAGGATTATTTAATTATGGGATCAATATTTAAACCAAAAATGCCAGCGTTGCCACCACCTCCAGCTCCTGTTGAGCCACCAGAGCCAGAATTATCGCCAGAGGAACAAGCAAAGATTGATAAAGAACAAGCTGCAATTGAAAGAAGAAGAAAAGGTAGAAAGTCTACAATACTTACTGGACCATTAGGTATACAGGAAGATAAGGAAGAAAAACTAAAAACTTTATTAGGAGATTAATATGTTAGATAAAATAAAAAAAGCTATTAAGAAAATGAAACCTGCATCAAAAAAAGCAGAACCTAAATTTAATAACATGAATGATTTACAAAATGGTGTAGCAGTAAATAGAGAATCTAAATCTGAAACCAAATCTGAAACAAAATCATCTTTAACTTTCGGAAAATAATATGCCAGCATGGGATTTCTCTGGATACTCTTCAAATAAAAAAGAAAGCTACAGTACATCTAATGCTTTTTCTTCTGGATATAGTGGCGCAAAAAAAACATCAACATCAACATCAACATCATTTGGTGGTGGAGATAATAATAGAGAAACTTATAGAACTAAAACTCAATACACTCAATACACTCCAACACAAACAAAAAAAGCAAAAGCAAAAGTAGAAGCAGATAGAAAAGCAGATAATTTAAAAAGATTAAATGAAATGCAATATGAACCACCAAAATTTACAGGTCCAGTAGGATCAATTTATTCTGGTTTATTTGGTAAAAAAACATTTGAAGTAAATAAATCTTATTTTCAAAAAAAAGTTGCAGATCAATTTATAAATGGAAAAAAATCTGCTTATACAAATTCACCAGAATCATTTAAAAAATATATGGAAGATAGAGGTATGGGTAGAGTGGATGCTCTTGGTAGAACTATATCTAATAATGATAATGGTGGTGGTGGATCATATGTAGTTGAAAAAAATATTGGTGGAAAAACTTTACTTACAGAAACACCAACTACTGCAGAAGTTTCACAATCTAAAGCAGCACAAGTAGAAGATAGTATTGAATTAAAAAAAAGAAGAATAAAAGCAAAAGGAAGATCACCAACAATCATGACAGGAGTTACTGGCGCAACTGGTGGCTTGACTTTAGGTAAACCAAGTTTATTAGGAATGTAATATGGCACAATCAGAAAAAGCAAAAATTTTATTATCAAGATTTGACAGACTAAAATCTCAAAGACAAAATTGGGAAAGTCATTGGCAAGAAGTTGCAGACTATATGCAACCAAGAAAAGCAGATGTAACTAAGTCAAGATCTAAAGGTGATAAAAGAACAGAACTTATTTTTGATAGTTCACCATTACAATCAGTAGAATTATTATCAGCATCACTACATGGTATGTTGACAAACCCATCAACACCTTGGTTCTCTTTAAAATTTAAGAACGAAGATATGGAAGGAGAAGATGAAGCAAAATTATGGTTAGAGTCTGCTACTGAAGTTATGTACTCTGCGTTTAATCAATCAAACTTTCAACAAGAAATTTTTGAACTGTATCATGATCTAATTACATTTGGTACAGCAGCAATGTTTATTGAAGAAGATGATGAAGATAATTTAAAATTTTCTACAAGACATATTAATGAAATATATATTTCAGAAAATGAAAAAGGAAGAATAGATACAGTATTTAGAAAGTTTAGAATATCTGCAAGAGCAGCAATAAGAAAATTTGGAAATGTATCAAACAACATTGCAGTTATAGCAAAGAAGGATCCTTACGAAGAAGTAGAAATACTTCATGCAGTTTATCCTAGAGACGATTACAATCCTAAAAAACAAGACACAGAAAATATGCAATTTGAATCTATTTATTTAGATGCAGATTCTGGAGAAGAATTATCTGTATCTGGATTTAGAGAGTTTCCTTTTGTAGTACCTAGATATTTAAAAGCATCACACGAAATTTATGGTAGATCTCCTGCAATGACAGCTTTACCAGATGTTAAGATGCTAAATGAAATGTCAAAAACTATAATTAAGTCTGCGCAGAAACAAGTTGATCCACCTTTATTAGTTCCGGATGATGGTTTCTTGTTACCTGTAAGAACTGTTCCTGGTGGTTTAAATTTTTATAGAGCAGGAACTAGAGATAGAATTGAACCATTAAACATTGGTGCAAACAATACACTAGGTTTAAATATGGAAGAGCAAAGAAGAAACTCAATTAGAAATGCTTTCTATGTAAATCAATTAATGATGCAAGATGGTCCACAAATGACAGCAACAGAAGTTATACAAAGAAACGAAGAGAAGATGAGATTACTTGGTCCAGTTCTTGGTAGACTTCAATCTGAATTATTAAAACCATTAATAGATAGATCGTTTGCAATTTTAATGAGAAGAAACTTATTTGCACAACCACCAGAATTTTTATCTGGTCAAGATATAGAAATTGAATATGTATCACCATTAGCTAAAGCACAAAAGTCTACAGAGTTATCTTCTATTATGAGAGCGATTGAAATTATGGGTAGCTTATCAAATGTTGCTCCAGTATTTGATCATATCAATATGGATAAATTAGTTAGACATTTAACTAACATTGTTGGTGTTCCACAAAAAATATTAAAACCACAATCTGAATTAAATGCCGAAAGACAAGCACAAGCACAACAACAAGAACAAATGCAACAAATGCAACAAGTACAACAACTAGCAGAAGCAGGAGGAAAAGTAGCACCATTAGCAAAAGCATTGCCAGAAGAAGCAAAAGCAGTAGCTAATGCAGACACAGAATAATATGCAATCAGAAAAACAAATGGAAAATCTTATAAAAAGATTAAGAGATAATTATCAACATATTTTTAATACAGACGAAGGCAAAGAAGTTTTGTCTGATTTAGAAAAAAGATGTCACTATCATTCTACTACCAATGTAAAAGGTGATAGTCATGAGAGTGCATATATGGAAGGTCAACGCAGCGTACTTCTATTTATAAAAACAATGCTGCAAAAGGAGAATAAGAATGTCAAGTGAACAGATAACACAAAATGATGTGCCTGTAGAAGAAACGACACAAGCTACTACAGACACTCCTCAACAAACAGTTAGTTCTACAACAACAGAACAACCAACTGTTGCTAAATCTTGGAAAGAAACAATCTCAGAAGAGTTTAGAAATGATCCAAACATTTCTAAGTTTACTGAAATAGATGCGTTAGCAAAAAGTTATATCAACGCAACTAGAATGATTGGACAAGATAAAGTTGCAGTACCAAATGAAAACTCAACAGATGATCAATGGAATGAAATTTATGGAAAACTTGGTAGACCAGAATCACCAGATAAATATAAATTAGAAGTACAATCTGAAACAGTTCCATTAGATGAAAACACAGTAAAACAATTTGCAGAGAATGCTCATAAGCTAGGTTTAAATAATAAACAGGCTCAAGGTGTATTAGAATATTATAAAAACTCTATGGAAGGTTCTTTGCAACAAGCAAGAATAGATACTGAAACTGCTCAAGCAAATGCCGAACAAGAACTTCGTAAAGAGTGGGGTCGATCTTATGATGAGAATATAAAAAAAGCTGGTGCTATTGCTAAAGCAAACATGAGTGAAGATATTCTTAACATGGAACTAAAAGATGGTACTCGTATTGGAGATCATCCTGCTGTGATAAAAGGTTTTGCAAGCATTGCTAATCTTATGTCAGAAGATAAATTAGTAAGTACAGAAAGTGAGAATGTTGATAGAGGTACAGATTATGAAGCCGAAATTAGCAAACTTGTTAATGACAGGGATGGTCCATATTGGAATAAGTCTCATCCAGATCATGACAAAGTAGTTCAACAAGTATTTACTTTAAGAACTATGCTTAATGGATAAAGAAGAATTAAAATTAGAAATACTTCGTATTGTTGTAGAGAGTGGATCAGAAAATCAAAAATCTAATCCCTTGCCAATCTGCGAAGAATATTATAAATGGATTTGTAAGGCGAGTGAAAATTCGCCTAACAAAAGTAAGACAATTCGTAAGAACCTTACTGACAAGAAGGAATAGACTCTAGTCTAACAGACTTTAAATGCAAGAGAAGCCAGATTTTCTGATAACGTCTCTGTTTTGTTTTAACATTAACTTAACAATTAAGGAGACATAATATGTCAACTGAAATAACAAAAGCATTTGTAGAACAATACAGTTCAAACATACAAATGTTATCACAACAAAAAGGTTCTCTTCTTAGAGATAAAGTAAGATTAGAATCTGTAACTGGTAAGAACGCATTCTTCGATCAAATCGGAAGCGTTACTGCTACAGTAAGAACAACTAGACACTCTGACACTCCACAAGCAGATACTCCTCACTCAAGAAGAAGAGTTTCACTTGTTGACTACGAGTTCGCAGACTTAGTTGATGATCTAGATAAAGTAAGAATGTTAGTAGATCCTACTTCTAGCTACGCACAAGCTGCTGCTTATGCAATGGGTAGAGCTATGGATGATGCTATCATTACTGCTGCTACTGGTTCAGCTGATACTGGTGTAGCTGGTGGTACTGCTGTTGCATTACCTGCTGGTCAAATCATAGCTGAAACTGGTACAACTGGTATGACTATCGCTAAACTAAGAGAAGCAAAAGAAATCATCGATCTTGCTGACGTTGATCCTTCACTTCCAAGACACATCATCGTATCTCCTAAACAGATCTCTGATCTATTAGGAACTACTGAAGTATCTTCAAGTGACTTCAATACAGTTAAAGCTTTAGCACAAGGCGACATTAATACTTTCTTAGGATTTAATTTCGTTGTGTCTAACAGATTAGCTGTTGCGTCTCAAATTAGAGATTGTATTGCTTTTGTTGGTGATGGAATCGCTTTAGCTGTTGGAAAAGATTCAACTGCTAGAATCGATGAAAGATCTGATAAAGGTTACGCTACTCAAGTCTACTATTCTGCTGCATTCGGTGCGACTAGAATGGAAGAAGAAAAAGTAGTTAAGATTCAAGCATACGAAGCTTAATCAATAAAATTTTAGGGGGTGGAAGCGAGAGTGGAAACCCCCTGGAATGCATGAAAAAGATACAAGATTTAAAACCTGTATTACATTTTAAAAAAGATAATTATGTATATAGGTATGTTTTGGTAGACAGGTTTCAAAATGATAGTAAAAATCATTATGGATTTGATACTAAAGAAGAGAGAACAACAGAAGAAATTTTTGCTTTAGAAAAAGATAGACAGATAAGGCGAAAGTATATAATAAGGAAATAGTATGGCATCAGTAGTAGACATTTGTAATGGAGCATTAAACCAACTTGGTGCATCAACAATACTTACACTTACAGAAGATTCAAAGAATGCAAGACTTTGCAATGCAAGATACACACAAGTTAGAGATAGTTTATTTAGATCTCATCCTTGGAATTGTTTAATTAAAAGAGTTGAACTAGCTAGAGATACTGAAACACCTTCATGGGGTTTTAGTTATCAGTTTACTTTACCTGCTGATTGCTTGAGAGTTTTAACAATTTTAAATTATGATTATGATTATAAGATTGAAGGTAGAAAGATTGTAGCAAATCATGATACAGTTAAGATACAATATGTAGCAAGAATTGCTGATCCCAATCAATATGATGAGTTACTAAGAGAAACAATATCTGCTGCATTAGCTGCTGACATTGCCTACGCAGTTACATCTTCTAATCCTGTTGCTTCTAATATGTACAATTTGTTTCAAGATAAATTAAAAGAAGCAAGATTTGTAGATGCTACTGAAGGTCAAAACACTAATCCAGATAATGGTCAATCAGATGTTGTTGGAGCTTCTTCATTTATAAACGCAAGGTACTAAC